CAGCTCCAAGGCGAGGAAGCCGAGCAGTTCAAAGCTGAACTAGAGGCGGGGCTACAAAAGGTAGAGAACGAGGTCATCGACAACATGGAGACCACCCGTCTCCGTACCAACCTGTTCAGTGTCCTCAAGAACCTGATCGTGGCTGGTAACGCCTTGTTCAACACCGACACTACCAACTGCTACAGCCTGCGTAACTACGTGGCCCAGCGCGACCGCTCAGGTAACGCAACCCTAATCATCCTGCGCGAGATGGTATCCAAGCGTACACTTCCAGATCGCTTCGTGACCAAGCTGACAGACAAAGCCAAGCGGGACGGTAAGGACAAGCTGGCCGATGACCTAGAGATTTACACTGTGGTCGAACGGAAGTCCAAGGATCGCTGGGAAAGCTATCAGGAAGTCGAGGGCGAAGAAGTCCCCGGCACCCGTGGTTACTACCGTGACGAGACTAACCCGTGGCTGGCCCTGCGCATGATCACAGTGGACGGCGAAGACTACGGACGGTCCTACGTCGAGGAACTCTACGGCGACCTTATGTCAGCCGAGGAGCTAACCAAGTCAATCGTCCAAGGCGGTATGATCGCCTCTAAGCTACTCTGGTTGGTCAACCCTAACGGAATGACAGACATCGACGACCTGCAAGACGCAGCCAACGGTGACTTCGCTCCGGGTATGGGGACTGACGTAGAGGCTCTTAGAACTGACAAGATGGCCGACTTCCAGATCGCCCAGCAAGTCTTGAACAGCATCGAGATACGCCTTGAGCGTGCCTTCCTGATGACTGCAAGTGTCCAGCGGGACGCCGAGCGTGTCACAGCGTTTGAAATCCAAGTCATGTCTCAGGAGATCGAGGATGTCCTCGGCGGGTATTACTCGCTGATGGCGCAGGAACTCCAGTTACCTCTGGTGCGCCGTTGGATGTTCAAGATGCAACGCGAAGGTGAACTCCCAGAGTTCCCTGAAGGTACCGTAGAGCCCGTCATCGTGACAGGCACGGATGCTCTTGGACGTGGGCAAGACCTCACGCGCCTGAGAGGGTTCGCACAGGACATCGTTCAGTTAGGCCAAGCACTCCCTGCGCTGATCCAACGGGTCAACGACGGTGAGCTGCTCACGCGCCTCGCTAACGGTCACAACATCGACACGGCTGGTCTCATTAAGACCGACCAAGAGATCGCGGCAGAACAAGAAGCCGCTCAACAACAAGCTATGCAGCAATCCGTGATCGACAAGGGCACAGGCCCAGCGATCCAAGCGATGTCTCAAGCTGCACAAGCTCAACAGCCTCAAGGATAATATATGTCCCAAGAAGCAATTTCAGTAGGTCCTTCGTTGGACATTCTTGAAGAGACCCCAACCCCAGACATTGTGGAGGTCAGTCCCGCCACCTCTAGCGAGGACGTTCAAGAAGCACCAACAGAAGACACGCCTAGTGAGCCTTCTGAGAACACCGCGACTTCCCCTAAGCCCTCTAAGATGGGTGAAGGGGAAGCCGAGGGTGAAGACGAAGAAGGTAACGATACGCCTGAAGATGGTTCCGACGAGAAGGCAGAGGACGGTGAAGTCCAGCCTGTAGACGTTGGTAAGTACTCCGCTGAGTTCTTCGAGAACGACGGTACTCTGTCAGAAGACAGTTACGCTGAGCTAGAAGCACGGGGTCTCGGTAAGGACGTGGTAGACATGTTCATGGCCGGGGTACAGGCTTTGCAAACCCAGCGCGGAGAGACCCTCGTGGATCTTGCGGGTGGCCAAGAAGGCTACGACGCTATGGTCTCTTGGGGAACCAAGAACCTTTCCGAAGCCGAGCAAGCTCAGTTCAACTCGGCTATTGACCAAGCGATCCTTGAAGGGGACTCAACGGCAGTCTCTATGCTGATCCCAGGCATCAAGGCCCGCATGTCCTCCGAGCCTAGCTACGTCAACACGGACAACAACCCGAACTCTGGCGGTGTCCGCCCGTTCGCCAACAAGTCCGAGATGATGGAAGCCATGCGTGACCCTCGGTATCGCAAGGACGGCGCTTATGTTGCCTCAGTGCAGCAACGCCTAGCAATCTCGGAGTTCTAACATGTGGAGCATATTCGGTGAGATCGCCAAGGACATCGTTGGTATTTTTGCCGATGGCGTCCGATCCAAGCGTAGAATAAAAGAAGCTGAAGCTGAAGCGCGCGTCCAGATAGCTCTCCGCCAAGTTGAGGCGGAAATAGACTGGGACGTGCAGGCCATGCGGAACGCAGAGAAGTCGTGGAAGGATGAATATTTCACCCTGCTTCTCTCAGTCCCGTTGATCGGCGTGTTCATCCCCGCCATGCGCCCTCATGTCTTTGAGGGCTTCTTGGCGCTTGAGGCGCTCCCGCAGTGGTACATTACGTTCATTGCGGTCGCTGTTTCAGCCGCCTTTGGATACCGCAAGTTGGCTAAGCCATTCATTGAGCGGAACCAGAGGTCAATCAACCCTTCGAAAACCCCAAAGGAATAACCTATGTCAGAATTCCCAGTGAACCCATCAGCCCAAGACGAAGCCACCTCTAAAGAGTGGTACAAGTCTAAAGGCGTTTGGGGTTCTATCATCATGGTAGCTGCCGTTGCTGCAAGCTACGCAGGTTACAACCTGACGACCGACATCCAGCAAGACATCGTGACCGCTATCACGGATGTGGTTGCTCTCGGTGGTGCCATCGTGGCCCTCATCGGTCGCACAGTCGCGACTAAAGAAATTCGCGGCTAGACATCAGGACCAAGTGTCCCTATGTTCCCCTTAGCACGTTACTCTAAGCGTGTGTTTGTGTTGAGCCCTCGTCGTTAATTCGGCGGGGGTTCTTACATTTCTAAAGAACGTACCCCCTCCCATACGTTTACTGCTTAAGGTAAAAACGCCCGTCATCATGCGGTAATGCGTATATTTTTTACTTATACGGTAACGCGTATGCGACCCTCGTGAGAGCAACGCTCCGTCAACACGAGAGACGAGGGGGTCTCTTCCTTCCCCAAGGTCAGCTTCCCCATCGGGAAGACGTACACCTCAAGTCCGGTAAAATGTCCGGTTTATTACCGTTCGGGAATATCTTTCGAGAGAACCAAGCGTGTGCTGCTTCTTAGCTAGGCAGCTTGGCCCTCACTCATCTTACTAAACTTGCAGAAACTTTGCTGCCGCTGGTGTCCGAGGACATCGCCACTGAGTGTCTGAGAGCCTACTGAGAGAGCTGAGAGAGCCGCTTCAAAGCGAAACTCTTATCTCGAAAGGACAGCTACAATGGCTGCACCAAACTTTACCCTCGCCCGTGGTGGTGAGAACCTCGGAGGCGCGGATGATCGCGCGCTATTCCTTAAAACTTATGGCGGCGAAGTTCTGACCGCCTTTGAAGAGAGCAACGTGTTCGGCGACCGCCACCTCGTTCGCACTCTGTCAAGCGGCAAGAGCGCACAGTTCCCCGCAGTAGGCGGTAAGACCGCTGCATACCGCACTCCTGGCGTTATGTCTGTTGGTGAAACTGCAAACCTCACCGAAGTCCTGATCACTGTTGACGCGTTTGTCGAAGCTGCGACTTCTATCGCTGTTATCGACGAAGCTATGACCCACTTCGACTTCCGTCAGCCTCTGACACGTGAAGACGGTCGCGCTATCGCACGCTTCTACGATCAGAACGTTGCACGCGTTGGTGTCCAAGCCGCACTCGAAACCACTTCTCGTTTCGACGGTTCTGGTGACATCTACGAATCAAAGACTGTTGGCTTCATCGACGACCGCGCAAGCACTGACACTTCTGCGGCTGCCCTGAAGGCATCTCTGGTTGCTATCGCTACGAACTTCGATGAGAAGGACGTAACTGAGCAAGGCCGGAACTACTTCCTGAAGCCTGCCCAGTACAACCTGCTTGCTTCTGACAACGAAACCATCAGCTCTGACTTCGGTAAGGCTGGCGACATCAAAGGTCTCGCGATCCCGATGCTGCACGGTTTCAACCTGATCAAGACCAACAACCTCCCAACTACGAACGTAACGGGAACGTACAACAACAAGTACAACGTAGACGCTCGTAACGTCGTTGGTCTCGCGATGCACGAAAGCGCAATCGGTACTGTCAAGATGCGTGACCTCTCGGTCGGCATGACTGGTAACGACTACATCGTGACGCACAACGCTACGCTGATCACCACGCGTATGCTCTGCGGCCACGGCGTTCTGCGCCCTGAGTGCGCTGCGGTAACACGCACAGGCGCTCCTGCATAAGGGTAGCACCTAAAGACACTAGAGGGGGCCACCACGGTCCCCTCTATTTTTTCCTTATCAAACTAACGAGGCTCCCCCATGCCAATGGTATTGACACCACTGACCGAGCTAGAGGCTGTGAACATCATCCTCCGCAACGACGGAGAGGCTCCTGTAGCTTCGCTCGACGAGAGTGGCTTCAGTGAGGCAGCCGATGCATACGCAAAGCTGACTGAGGTAACTCGCCAGCACCAGTCGCGAGGCTGGGCGTACAACACCGATTACGAACGCAAGTTCACCCCGGACGTGTCCAACGAGATCGTCCTACCAACAAACACCTTGTGGGTTAAACCAGCTTACGAGAGCCAGCGCCTTTCAATCGTAGAGCGCGGACGAAAGCTGTATGACCTAGAGAACAACACCTACGAGTTCAACGGCCCGGTATACCTCGACGTGTGCCAGATGCTTGAGTTCACCGAGATGCCTACTGCGATGCGTGACTACGTGACCATTGTGGCCGCCCGGAGATACCAAGCGCAATCTACAGGTGCCTCGATGCAGCACTCGTTCACCCAAGAAGACGAGTGGGAAGCACGTGCGGCCATGAAATCCGCTGACATTCGTGCGCGGCCTAGAGGCTTCCAGAGAACACGTAAAGGACTTCGTGCGTCCATTCGGAGACCAATATAATGTTACTTGATCAGCCCATCCCTAACCTACACGGAGGGGTATCTCAACAGCCGCCTCAGTCCCGGTTCCTGAACCAAGTGGATGAGCAGATCAACTGCATCGCTGACCCTGTTGAGGGCCTCAGTAAGCGTCCTCCGACCGAGCATATCCGCAAGATCATCAACGGGACACTGCCCGACAACCCTGCGTTCTTCAAGATTGATCGTGACAGGGACAAGCGCTTTATAGGTATGGTCTCTAACGGAGCCGTCCGTGTCTTTGACAGCGTAACAGGTACTGAAAAGACAGTAAGCGATCTTACAGGCAGTAACGGGTATCTTACCACAGCAAACCCAAGGCAAGACATCACCACGCTAACCGTGGCAGATTATACCTACGTGCTGAACCGTTCCAAGAACGTCGCTAAGTTAGCGGATACAACCCCTGCCAGGCCGTTCGAGGGTCTCCTGTTTGTACGTGCTAGCAATTACGACCGCAACTACAAGGTAACGGTACGCCGTAAAGACAACGACGGTATTATCGCAGAGCACACTTTCACTACTGCGAAAGCAGACGCGACGAACGCATCGGACTCGATAAGAACCACGTGGATAGCAGAGCGCCTCGCCGCTGGCATTACTTACGGATTAGACACCGTTGAGCATGACGGTTCTAACGTCTACATCTCCCATTCAGTGGACTTTAAGATTGAGGTATCTGACGACCAAGGCGGTCAAGCCTTAAAAGCATTCAAGGACAACATCCAACGCTTCTCTGACCTACCTGAGAAAGCCAAGGAAGACATCGTGCTTCGAATTGCAGGCGATAACACCTCTAACTTCGACGATTACTACGTACGCTTCGACGGGACTGTCTGGGAAGAAACGTCTAAACCGGGCACGCCTTACCGTCTCGACGCGGACACCATGCCTGTTGCGCTGATACGCCAACCTGACGACACGTTCACGCTGGAGAAACTCCCTTGGGTAGACCGAGAGGCGGGCGATGACAATAGCGTCCCGTTCCCATCGTTCGTAGGGTTCCCTCTGAACTCAATGTTCTACTTCAGGAACCGGCTAGGCTTCCTAGCAGACGAGAACGTGATCCTCTCCAAGGCGGGAGACTACTTCAACTTCTTCCGTACAACAGCTACCCAGCTCCTCGACGATGACCCTATCGACGTAGCAGCTACAGACAACTCAGGGGAAGGGTCCCCAGTGTCTATCTTGAGACACGCTGTGGCCTTCGATAAGAAGGTCGCCCTGTTCTCTGACAACGCTCAGTTTGTCCTCGACAGTAAAGGCTTCCTGACCCCCTTCGAAACCGAGGTAGACCCCGTGACCGCCTTTGCGTGCTCACCGGATTGCCAGCCTCACCTGGCGGGCCGCTTCATCTACTTCCCGTTCGACCGTGACGGCGCTTCGGGTGTCCGGCAGTTCTTCATTGACGCCGTGACGGAAACCGAAGATGCCCAAGAGGTCACTGCGCACGTCCCTACGTACCTGCCAGCAAACCTAGTGTCACTCTCAGGGACAACCCTAGAGAATGTCATGCTGGCTCGATCCTCAGACGTTGCCAACAAGCTGTACGCTTATGAGTACTTCTTCTCAGGCGATGGCCAGGTGCAATCCGCGTGGGGAACTTGGGAGTTCTCTAACAGCAACACGCTGCACTTCACCGGGTTCTTCGACAACGTGGCCTATGTGGTCACGCAGCGTACCGATGGGTTCCACTTGGAGCGCATCCGCCTTCGCCCTGATCTTGTCGATACCGCCTTGGATTACTTCTCGATGCTGGACCACCGCGTCATTGGCATCACAGGGACCTACGACGCTATCAACAACAGGACAGACTTCACGCTGCCCTACACGGCCCCTACGGGCATCACAGCGTTCACTCTAAGTAACCCCGGCGTACACGCTCCGGGCCTTGAGTACGTCCCTGTGAACGTAGACGGTACAACCGTAAGCCTAGCAGGTGACGTGTCCACGTACAGCTTTGTGTTCGGCCTGAAGTACACCCAGCGGGTAGACTTCACGCAGCCTTATTACATGCAGTCCTCTCAGAACGGCATGGTGGCTAACACCCGCGCCGTGGTAAAGGTGAGGGACTTCGCAGTCGATTACGCCGAGACTGGCTTCTTCGACCTAGAGTTCACTCCGAGATACCGCGACGGGTACACCAAGCGTTTCTCAGGGCAGATACTGGGTGCCACGCCGACCGACAGTAAGTCTCTCGACGATGGTAGCTTCACAATCAAAACCCCATGCCGAAACAAGTACTGGGGTCTAACACTAACCAACGACAGCCCGTTCCCTTGTACGCTCCTAGCAGCGTCGTGGCGCGGTGTCGTCCAGAGTAAATCACAACGTGTCTAAGCAAATTGAAATCCGCCCAGCCACCAAGAGTGACCTCGCCTATGTCGGTGAGAACTTACGCTTGGCGGACTTCGAGGAATACGTAATGTCCACCGGGAGACACCCAGCGAAACGCTTCGCGAGGTCTCTCGATGGCGTCCCCGATCTACTCTGTGGAACTGTTAATGGGCGTCCTGCCTGCATCTTCGGGTGCTACGCAGGGCGTCCTTGGTTCCTCGGGACAGAAGACATAGAGGGTCCGCAAGTGGGCCTAGTCATGGCCAAGGAAGGCCGAAAGTTATTCAGGCAATGGGCCTCGGAGCAACCCGATGGAACCCTGAGTAACGAAGTGTACGACGATAACGTACTACATAAGAGATACATCAAGTTACTCGGCTGTACGCTGAGTGACCGAACGATAACCAAAGGGCCGCTGGGAGGCATCTTCCGCCCCTTCACATTCACAATATAAAGAGGATACCGCCTGATGTGCGAACCAATGACTATCATTGCTGCCACCTCCACGGCGTTAGCGGCCACCCAGAGCGTCGTGTCCTACATGGGTGCCAGTGCTGACGCTGCCGCGCAGGATGCGCTCTATGAACAAAACAAACAGAACGCTCTGTCGGCCTACAGCGACGACATTGAGGCCACTAACCTCGACACTATGGCACGCCAAGAGGACGCCACGAACCAACGCCTAGACACCTCTGCGCAGGCATTAGCCTCCCGTGCGTCTGCCCGCGTGGCTATGGGCGAGAGAGGCTTAGGAGGCTTTACCGCCGCTGCCATTGAGCAGGACTTAGGGTTCCAAGAAGGTTCCTCTATTGCCAACATCAACCGTAACTCAGAGCTGAACGTACAGCGTAACCGAATGGCTGGTCGAGCAGCAGCTGGCACAGCCCAGAGCCGTATCAACTCCGTACAACGAGGCAAGAGGCCTTCCCTGTTAGCACTGGGTGCGCAGTTAGGACAGGCAGCCGTCGGAGGCTACCAGATGCGTTCAACCCTACGGGCGAACGAGGCCGCACGTCAGGCCGCCATTTCATAATCACTAAGGAAACACAGTATGCCTAGAGACCGACTTACCGGAAGACGAGGCGTAGGCCGTCCAGGCATTCAAGCTGGAGGCTTTGCAGGGGGTACTTACGTCCGCCCAGCGGCACCCGAAGAAAGCCAATTGACCCAATTGGGCAACGCTTTGGCTGGGGTGTCTCAGGGTGTGAACTCTGCGATCTACCAGAGGGAAGACAACCTGAACCGCAAGGCGCAGCTACAAGCTCAAGAGATAGCTGAGGAGCAGCGCCGGAAGAACGCTCAGGATGTTTTGCTACAGGACGAGGCCGAGAAGAAAGCTCAGGTCGTCCGCGCCAAGATGCAAGGCATGACCGAGCAAGCGCTCAGTGACTATATGGTCTCCGAAGAGATGCAGGCAGAGGTGAGAGATAACCCTTACCTCCTCCCGGCTATCAATAAGTATCGAGGCCAACGAGCTGCACAGGGTATCTGGCAGTCTGCCTCCGAGCAAGTCGATGTAATGGACGATGGGCAATGGACAGAGTTCCTTGCCAACAACACCCCAGAAGACGTTAATGACGAGGCATTTGCTGCTGGTTTCAACGGCTACATGGCTGGTGTCGAGAACCAACGCACTCAGTCGCAGGTGGCAGCTAACACTACACGGATAAAAGCCGAACGTCTTGAGATGGCATCCGCTGCGTTCACTGAGAGCATCCTGCAAGGTTCAGACTTCGAGGCTGACCTAGAGACACTCTACGCTGACCCAGTGTTCAACGGGATGTCCCCTGCGGAACGCACTGAGGTACAGCGCAACGGTGCAATTGCTCTGGCTGAGTCAGGGCGCATGGAAGACCTTAAGGCTTTCCTAGAGACCCCTCGTGGTTCCGCTCCGTCACTCATGAAGGCCGACCCTGCGTTGGCTGCGCGTCTTATTGACGTTGCCGCTGGTGTGCAGGCAGAAGCTGACAACAAGCTGATCAACGAAAAATACGCTGACATGATGCGTATGGTAGACAGTGGAGGCGCTACGTTCAAGCAGGTCGAAGCCCGCTATGGTGACGTACTCAACGCTCTGACGCCTATCCAGCGTGTAAACGTAGAGCGCAGCGTTAACGACGCCCGCCGTCGAGCCCAAGAGGATGCCCGTAAGGTCGCTATCCGTGCCGAGGTGTCCCGTGCAGAGAACGTCCAGTTATCCTCTGCTGTCGCTGATATACTAGGGACACGCGGAGGGTTTAACGGCCTTGACCGCACTATCGACTATATCGACGAGGATGGCGATCAACGCCAAGTCAAGATCACGGTCAACGAGATGACCGAGAGAGCCCAAGAGGTTTTCCAAGAGGCTTTCCCTGAAGGTCTCTTTACGGATGACCCAGAGCAACGCGCTCAGATGTCCGAGGCACTGGTGAACATGAACGCTAACAACGTCACGTTACCTCCGCAGGTTCGATCACAGGTAAACTTGCTATCACAGATAGTGACTGAAGGTGAGCTACCTGAAGGCTTCTCTCCAGAGCGCCTAGAGCTAGCCATCGAGAACATCTCCAGCCTCCCTGGCTCTGTTGCAACTAAGCTGGACGGCACAGGGGCTGTCAGCGCACAGGTTGGTTTGGTACGCGAAGGGCTTCGTATGGGTCTATCCCCTGCGGACGCACTAAGCAGTGCTCAGAGTACATACGCAGACGGCTTGTCACGTGCCACTACCTTACGCGATGTGACTAGAAACGTCGCCGAGATTGTTAAGCTGGTCCCTGCTTCAGACGGGGGTAAGGTGGCACTATCAGAAGCCACCCTAGAAGCTCTCATGAAGAATGACCCAGTGCGTCTACCAGCAATCCTACAGAACGCTGCCGCAGGCGGTACAGGGTCGCGAGATCAGATCAAGGACATCCTCGGAGAACGCCTACTCAAAGTCAACGGACGTGCGGTTATCGCCCCTATTGTAGACGGCAGGCCGGAGCCCCGTGTGGTCTCTGAGTGGTCACCGTCTCTAGCTTATGAAAAGCTGGGTGCGGACTTTGTAAAGTACAAGAAGAGGTCCGATACCTACGAATGGCGCAAGGACGTAGTGGTTGAAGTAATCCCAGCAGGGCCGCGCGCGAACGCAGTTAAGGTGTTCCGTGAAGACGACCCTGAAGGCGAGCACTACTTCTATCTAGAAGACTTAAAAGAGTTCGTTGAAGCAGATAACCTAGTGGCTAAGACGAACGACGAAGTGCTCACCCAAAATAACCTTGACAAGGGCATTGATAAAGGCGTGGCGGTCGCCAAGGAGCGGCAGGACGTGGCCCTCCCTAGAGTACCCATCGCGCCCATCTATTAACAGGAAACCCCCATGAAGAAGAATAAGCAGTTAGAGGCCCAGCTAGCGGAAGCGCGGCGAAACGCCCGCTCCTTGAAGGCGAAGGAGATACTCGCACGTCGCGAGAATAATCCGCTGTCCGTTTCCGAGCAGTGGTCAGAAACCTTAAACTTCGAACTTCCCGATAGTATGCGACAGGTTGAAGTGCCGGAGGTAAACGTCTCTGACGTATCCCCTGGCTGGGGCTTACCGGGTACTATGGACGAACATATGGCAGTCCTATGGCGTCGCTCTACGTTTGCCCGTGAGGCGGCAGCCACCGCTAACGGTATTGGCGTGTACGCTAAAGACGGGAGCCGTAATTGGGTCCCTACGCGGGAGGAGTACCAACGCCTCTCGGAAGAGTACGGCCTAGACCCGCGACATCCGTCTTTCCAGGTTATGTGGATGGCCCGGTCGTCTGAGCAGTTAGAAAAAGCTGCACAGCTGGTGCGCCGTAACATGGACCAAGATGGCTACGCCGCAGAGAACTACAACGGAGCCTTCGGAGACACTCTCGAAGTAGGGGCCATGTTCTTTGACCCTATCTTCTTAGGTGGGGGCGGGGTGGCGGCGTCGCTCAAGATAGGTGCTAAGTCAACCAGACTTGCAACTACGGCTGACAAAGGCCGCAGAGCCCACATATGGGGCACTACGGTGGCCGCTGAGTCACTAGCTATTGATGCCCCCATCGAGGCGCTACGGGCGCTGACTGACGACACTGTAGGCTTCGCTGACTTCGTACTCAACCTGACAGTCTCAGGTCTCGCTGGGTACTCGCTGGGCCAAGGCTTCACGCGTATGACCTTCAACGAGAAGGTAGCCCTTGAGGATGCCGCTAAGGCTCTTGAAGGTGCCCGTAAGGCCCGCGACGTTGACCCAGTGTCTTTCGACGAGGCTGCCGCTACAGACGGCCTAGAGGTCTCCCCTGACGCCCCTGAAGGCACCCCTAAGAAGAAGAACCCCTACATGGGTCGTAAGTCTTTCCGGGGTGCTGAAGAAGGCCGAGGACCAAAGCCTGATGTAGACGAGAGATCCCTAGCCGCAGCTAAAGCACGAGACGAACAGCTTGCGGTGATTGCAGAGCTTGAGGCAAAGATGCCGAGCCCTGAAGAACTCTCCAAGATGCCCAAGGCAGAGCTGATCGAACTCTACAACGAGTTGGGCGGAGATGCTGTGCCTACGATGCGCATGAAGAAGGATACCCTTCTCACCATGGTCGGAGGCGTCCTCCCGAACCGGAAGCGTACAGTCCGTAAGGCTTACGACTCAGCCGTCTCAGATGCTGGTGCTGGTAACAAACTTCAGCGCATCGAAGAAGGACAGGCGACCGCCCTCTCAGCGCGTCCATCCGTGGCTCAGGTCATCTCGACCAAATCAGAGGAGTCATACGGCGGAGACCTTGGTACAGCCGCTAATTTACACTTTGCGGTTTCGAACCCGCGCCTAGCGGACGCGAAAGAGGCCGTCGAGGCTATCTCAGATAACGTCCTCAACCTCGCCACGAGCAATGAGAAGGCTCTAAAGGTAATCAAGCAGGAGCTGACGACAGCTCACTCAAAGAGAGAGCCTTACTTGGCGAACCCTGAGAACCCTTTGGATGATGTCCTCGCTCGTTTCAATCGCGATGCGTCTCCAGAAGAACTCGTGGAGCTGGCTAAGGAAGCTAAACAAGCAGCCAACCAGTCGCGCCTGCTCACTATGGAAGATGTGTTTCCTGAAACCCTCTCAGCGCGTAACCAAGACGACGTTGTGTCGATCCCTAAGAACCCTGACGTAGAGAAACCTAGCGACCCCAAGAAGCCTCGCTTCTCTGTCCTAGATCAGGGAGCTGTAGCAGACACCCCAATCTGGGTGGCCGCTCAGAAGGTATTAGGGGGCATGACACCTCCCAAGCGTAACGACCCAGCGGTCGGTCGTGGTTTCGGCAAGTGGACTTACAACAAAGGCGAGAACGTCTCTGTGGGCCGTGGCTACTTCGTTCCTATCGCAAACCTAGAGGCAAGCCCAAGGGAAGGCGTGAGACAGCTTACGCATATCATCGTACCTAACCGAGGCACCGACAGTATCCCTCAAGGCGTTACCGCCTCAGAGGCCGCTGTGCGTCACTCAGACGTAGGCGCTGTGTTCCAGAGGGAACGCGTCGAGGCTGCTAGCCGGTTCTTTGCGAGACGCGGGCAGGTCAACGCGATCACGGGTAACGTCTCTGATGGCCAGATCAACGACTTCAACTCGATGGTTGGTGCCCTTATTGACGGTATCGATGACCTTGAGTTCCACCCGTTGTTCCGTGAGTACGACATTGATCCAGAGGAGTTCGCTAAGGACCCTGATGTCATCTCTGCGCGCCAAGCGACTGCCGAAGACTTTGATCAGAACCGCGTAGCGCTGCAAGACCCTAACCATATGCACGGGGACAACAGCCAAGGGTTCATTCATATCCCTGACCCTGAAGCTGGGTTCTCCATAGGTGACGAGTATCTCGACCGCCTCCGCGACTGGAAGAACAGCGAAGTATCTGCCGAGCCTACAAGCTCAGAGTTAAACACCGTGGGACGCCAAGGTTTACGCCGAGGTGCCTCTACAGGTGCTATCATCGGTGCCTCTCTTGCGGCCCCTGCGATTGGCTCTGTCCTTCTATTCAACGGAGAGGCTCTCGATGAGACCTCCCCTGTGGCTGGCCTAGCGCTCATGACGATTGCAGGCGCAGCCTTTGGCGGCCCTCGTGGTGCCTTACGCAGCCGTAAGCTACTTCGCCAGCGTAGAGCTAACCAGCGGGTCAAGTGGGAGAAAGCCAAACCTGGCTTCTCTGTATTCTCTGACGCTAGTAGCCCTAACGCTGACCAAAAGAAACTAAAGCAAGCCCAGAAGCTAGACGCCGAAGGTGCAAGCCGAGACACCATCTGGAGACAGACGGGTTGGTTCAAGGCTGCCGCCTCTAAGGAGTGGTTGTTTGAAGACGTAGCCGCGTATGCCGATGAGCTGACCGAGGAGACAATCCCAGCGTCACTCTTAGAAATACTACCGGATGACCTAGTGGTTGCCCTTCAGCGGGAAGACCCGTGGAGAGAGAACGTCCTTGGTGCCATGCGTACCAACGAGGATGGCTCCCTGACCATCAGGATCAACCAGAAGGCTGACGCCGGGATCCAAGTGTCCACGCTGCTGCACGAGTTCCAACACGCAGTGCAGAAGGGACAGGACCGTCTGGGTAAGATCGAGAGTACATTCCGAGAGTACCTACGGTCTCAACACGAGGCCGAAGCGCGTCTTGCAGCTAACCGCATGGGCATGACAGCGCAGGAGCGCAGTGCAGTCCCTCCGTATCGCATGTACGATGTCATCGTTGACGATATTACGGCTAAGGCTGCCGATGGAAACCCAGAGGATGTCCTCCGGTTATCCCAAGCTCTGGACGCTGTGAACCGTGAAGGATACCTTGCAGAGAACTCTAAGTTCGTAGGTGAGCACCCTGATTACGGTGGCCCTATGTGGCGCGTTGAGTTGCCTGAAGGCTCTGCCATTCACTACTACCTTGCACCTGACGGTACGCCCGATCAGATGGAAGTGTCGTGGGACTGGGTGGAGAACTTTGACCCTGAGATGGAGATGACCCAGTTGGACAAAACGTCCACTGAGATGCTCCAAGCGATGCAGCTAGCGAACAACATGACCGTCCAGGTTTTGAACGATGGTACATACCCGTTACTGTACTTCAGCGGTCTCACCGAAGGGCATACGCGCAAACAGCGTAAGCTCTTGTCTAAGCACATTGGTGGTACGCCCTACGCGGGATACATTGCCGAGACTGAGCCTAAGCCTGATGGTTCCAAGAAGACGTACTATGCGTTGGTAAGGAACGATATAGGTGATGCAGAGGATCGCGTTCAAGCGCTCCACAGTAGTAAGCTAAAGGTCTCTGAGACTGAGAGCTGGCGTCCATTCAACCCTGAAGCTGGTTACATGGCCAACGGTGTCCCTTACGAGGGCGCAGAGTTTGCTCACGGCTGGGTAAAGGACCCCAACTACTTCCACCGCTCGTTCCTCGGGGATCGCGTGAGGGAAGTCCTTTCGACCCCTAAAGGCGAAGCTACGCTGGCAGCGGAGATTGCTGATGCGGCTATCAGAAGCCCTGAGACAATCGGAAGCGTTCAGCGTGCAGTCCAGAAGCGTAAACCTGCCGACCTAAAGCAAGCCATGTTTGATGAGGTGATGCGTATCTCTACGAACTACGTGAAGACGCTTCGCGAAATCCACAACTTGGCCAAGAGTGATTCCACTCCTAACTTTGCTCCGCGTTCGCAGTCTACTAAGCAAACCGCAAAGGGTATCGCAGAGGCTCAACTGGGTCGCCAACTGACCCCAGAGGAGAACGAAGCGATTACTCTGTTCGGCGATATCTTGGCTCCTCCAAAGGAACCAAATCGTCCGGGCTTCTCTAAGCGTAAGCTCAAGATGAAGATCAGCGCAAAGGATCACCCTACGCTCCTGAGCATACTCGACCATGACGTTTCTGCTGCTGCAAACAAAATACGTGCGCAGTCCGCAGGTCACGTAGGGTATCTCAAGGTAGGCATTAGGGACGCCTCCGCAGTAGACGCTGCTATCGCTAAGATGGAAACTGAGGCAGGCTTCTTGCCTGACACGGACAGCCAAAAGAGAACCGCAGAGGAACTCCAGATGGTTAGTCGCCTTCACGACGAGGTAATGCACCGCGCCGAGGGGCCGACGGAAACTGTCAGTGCCATTAAGAAGCTCTTGATGTCTTTGACCCTATCCAACGTAGCGTTCTCTATGGGCGGTGAAGTCTTCAAGACAATGTTCTCTGCCGGAATGCCTCGCGTCCTTCGCGCCGTTACGGACTATGGTAGGTTTCGCGAAGCTGCCGCTGCTGGCAGGACAGACGAGCTAGACCCTTTGTTCAAGCTGGCAGACGACCTCCACGGTGGTGCTATGATTCAGGCGGCCACTGGCGGTAACATTGCGCGTATCGAAGCGCGTGAAGGTGTTGCCCGAGACGGTCGCGAGAAAGGCTTTAATAAGTTTGCCCGAAAGGCAGCTAACGCCACCGCTAAGTTCTCTGGCATGGCTCCTTCTACTATGTACATGCGCGCTACGCTGGTAGGCGTCAACGCCCGTAGGGCTCTAGAGCGCGTGCGTAAAGGCAAGCCTATGGAAGCCTCGAGTACTCTGAGATCACGCTACGGTCTCACAGACGACATCGTGGGGCGCATTGAGCAGCAACTGCGTGACATGCCCTCTACGACTAGCCCGATCACAGGCCAGAAGGTCTCTGACTGGAGCTTCAATAGTTGGGCAGACGTCGAGGCTCGAGATGCGTTCATCTCCTACTTGGACAGAGTGTCAAAGCAGAAAGTCCAAGAGATACAGGCAGGCGAAGTCCCTCACTACTTCAAGAACGGACCCGCTTCGGCCCTGTTCCAGCTCATGTCGTTCACCATCGGTGCCACTAACAACTGGTCCCGCAAGGTGTACCGGGCGATCAACCCGTTGAGCGACGCAGACATGCGCTCTAGAGTACACGACACCTACGGCCTTCTCATAGGCTTGGCAGGGTCGGGCCTGTTTGCGTATGCACGCTTAGCTGCTGACGTGGCCACTATCGCTGACGAAGAGGAACGCAGGGCAGCCGCTGATGAGATGCTGCAAGGTAACTCCCCGGCGCTCATGAAAGCTATCATGTACACGCCAGAGGTAGGTCCAATTCCTTCTGGAGCTGACCTACTGATGACAACATTCGGTCAAGACCCTTTGTTCTCTAGGTCCCGCAACAGCGGCCTTGAGACCATAGGCGCTGCGCCGTGGAAGTCATCACCCATCACGACGTTACCTGATCGTGCGTTGGCATTGGGGCAGTCCCCGTTCACAGAAGAACAGGACTTCCTCAAAAGCGCTCGTCAAGCGACGCCTATGGGTAACTCTATGGCCGTCACTATGCTGGCCAACGAGGTCGCTGAAAAGCAAGAGCAGATACAAGAGGAAATCTTCGAGTAACCTGCTGGCCTCCCAAACCTAAACCTCAAGGCCCCTCCTAGTTCACGCTGGGAGGGGTCTTTTCATTTATACCTACAGGAAACCTCATGGCTCTGTCATATGATGCGTACCCCGCCGATGGGGTAACTACGCAGTTCGACATCACGTTCGGCTACCTTAGCCGCTCTCATGTGTTTGTCTTTGTGGACGACGCGCTCCGCAGCTACCGATGGATTAACGGTACTCGCGTTGAGCTAAACCTTGCCCCTGATCCCGGGCAAACCGTGCGTGTCCAGCGGTTGACTGATCGTGTCACTAGGGTCACCGACTTTGTTGACGGACAGACACTCCTCGCTGGCGACCTAGATGCTGGCGACTTACAGAATTTCTACATCCTCCAAGAGATTGCCGATCAGGTTGCTGACGGTGTTCTCACTGGGGCGATCCCCATAGCTACTGCTTCCGGCTCCGGTACGGGTGGCTTTGTCACCGAGCAGTGGATCAACGAACAACTCGAAAGCAACGCGTATAGCACGCAGGCTTACCTCCAGCTTCTCCAACAGATCACTGATGAAGAGGTTGCACGTGCCCAGGCGATTGCCTCTGAGGCTGCTGCGCGGGCTGCGGCTGTGGCACAAGAGGCCGCTGATAGAGCCACTGCGATTACCGCAGAGGCCACCCAGCGCGCTCAGGACGTCTTGAACCTAGAGCAAGCTGACCTAGCTGCTGGTCAACGCTTGGATGCCCTAGAGAGCACCGTGGACACTCCTACGACTGGCCTCAGTGCCAAGATCGCTACCCTTGAGACTGTCACGACGGACCTTGAGAACAACAAGGCCGAAGCCTCCGTGGTCACGGCTATCCAGTCTGACCTCGACGATCCTACAACAGGTCTAAAGGTCCGCGCTACGTCTCTCGAAGATCGCACTACAGCGGTCGAGAACGGTAAGGCTGACACCTCAGTCACTGACCTTCTGGACACTGAGATCAACGATCCTACGACTGGCCTCAAGACCCGAGCGACTTCGCTGGAGAACCGAGCGACAACCCTAGAGAACGGCAAGGCCGAAGCCTCCGCACTCACAGCGCTTACGACCCGCGTAGACGACGCTGAGGCGGACATCGTGGCCGAGCAGACAGCTCGCTCTACCGCTGACTCCGCGTTCACCCAGCAACTCAATACTCAGATCGCACGTATCGACGGCGCTGAGGGTGACATTACTAGCCTCCAAACGACGGTCGCCACTGAGACTGGAGTGCGTGTCTCCCAGATCAACGCAGCGAACGCTCGTATCGACGGCGTAGAGACGGACGTAACTACCGTTACCCAGCAACTGGCGACGGAAACCCAAGCACGTATCGACGACATCGCAGCGGCCAGCGCCGCAACCGCATCGGCCCAAGCTGACGCCACGAGCGCTCTCTCTCTGGTTGCCACTGAGGAAGCCTCGCGTATCTCTGAGGTATCTCGGCTGCAAACCCGGTTCGACAACAAAACCGATGGTGGTCGCCTGCTGCGCAATGACCGCTTCCAAGCCGACGAGGTGGGTGCCACCAAGTGGCCTGAGCACTGGAATGCGTGGGTCAGCGGCGTCACGACGTTTAACGCGGAGGCAACAGGAGCCCCCGGCGTGGTGGCGTATATGCCCGTGGCTGCCGGAAACCAAGGGGGTATGTACCAACGCGCTGACGGTCTTCAGGGAGGTGGCACGTACATGGTTACAGCACGAGTGAGACGACGCGGTGGTACTTTCGCAGCCGCAGGTATCTTCATTCAGTGGCGCGATGCGTCCAACGCCACCCTCAGTCCCAACGCCTCCCTCGTGTTTAAGAGTTCTACAAGCCACGAAGGTCAGACAGGAGAGACCCCGGACGGCCTTATGACATACACGGCGGAAGTTACCGCGCCTGCTGGTACTGTAGCTGCGATTGTGTACGCAATGGGGCAATACAATGGCTTCGGCAGCAACGCTGTTGGCTGTCAAATAGATTGGTATGAAGCGTCTATTCTCCCGCTGTCCGGTGCGGACCAACGGGCTATCAACGCGCAGGCAACCGCTGACAGTAACACCCAGCTAATCTCGAACGAGACGGCTGCTCGTGCCTCAGCGCTCGATAGCCTAGAGGCTCAGTACCGCTCAGAGATGGCGCGGCACAACCTGATCCCCGGACCTTACCGCATCATGACGGAAGCGGCTTGGATGGCTGACCCCAAGATGGTCCGCCTGTACAACGCTAGCCTCTATGGGACCGGGATACAGAACCCTTGGACCAGTACCGATGCTCTCAAATTTGATAGCACCGCAGGCGACGCTCGCCTTGCCTTCACCCCTGACTTAGGGACTGACTTCTTCAACCGCCCCGACAGGCTAGGTGTAGTCATGGAGGCCGGTCGAAGCTACGCAGGGAAGATCGACGTCCAGATCAACGCAACGCACACCAACGTTGCACTGTTTGCCCGAGGTAATGACGATGGGGGTCTCTACACCATCGTCTCTGGCACACCGAACGGCGGTGTGCAGACCCTAAACGGCATCTTCACCCCCACGGTAACCCAGAAGTACTCCTTCGAGTTGAGGGTACTTAGCCCGTCCGGGCAGATCAACAACTGGATTTACCGTATGCAGGTCACGCGCCTGTTCCCCGGTGAGATCGCCTATGATGTTCCTTGGATTGACGACGAGGCTGACACCACGAGCGAAGCGGCAGTTAAGGTCCTCAAGGATGCCCTAGCAACCGGAAGCGCCTCACAGGCTCGCCTGTTCATGGGAGTAAACACCTCGAACAACGAAGCGTTCCTTGAAGCGTACGCTGGTGAAGGCGATGGTGTCTGGAACGGATCGAAGATCAAGCTCAAAGCTGACTTCTTCGAGTTCGACGGCACCGCTGTGTTCAACCAAGGCGCTCTCAGTGCTGCGGGTACTGCGGTCAACTTCACGGTCTCAGGGACAGCCCCTAGCTCCCCTGTAGATGGCGAATGGTGGGCCGATAGTGTCGGAGGTTCCCTCTACATCCGCTTGGCTGGTGCATGGCAGCTCATCTCAAACATCTCTCTGGATAATGCTTTCAGACTGACAGGGGCACCTGTGGTGATCGCCGAGGCACCTACGTCATCAGCGAGTGCTACCGCTACCACGGGTACGCCGGGAATAGCCGCCGTGAATGCCACAGGAACCGTAACTTACGCTTGGTATCGAGTAGGTGGAGACGCCTCCATAGCCTGCTCTAACACCGCCACAGCTAACCCTACGTGGTCAGGTGTTCCGGGCGCTGTGCCTAGCACCAAAGACGCTGCGTGGCGTTGTGTAGCTACTGATGCTGCTACCGGAGATACGGCGATCTTCGACACCATCGTGCGTCTAACGAACCTCTTCTAACTTTTAGGAAAAACTATAATGATAAGGAAAGCCTTGGCGGTTCTGTCCGCCTTGGCTGTTTCCGCGTGCTTACTCGCCCCGGGCACTGCGGTCTCGGCCACTCATGAACAAGTGTTCGTGAGGAAGTTTAATTGTGAGGTCCCCGTAGTGGACCCCCGTGGCGACATTAAGGCGGCTAAACGTACAGCGACAACCGTGCGCGTAGGTGACGCAGTCTTGACAGCTGGGCACGTATCTACGGGCTGCGCTGATAAAGACGCAGGTGTGGTGTTCCCGAGCATCGACCTGGCCATCTTAAAGGCGGGCAAAATGGTATCCTGTAGGGAACCTAAGCCCGGTGAACCTCTACGGTTCTATGGGTATCCGGGCAGTGACCTGGAGACAGGCTTGCGACGTTCTGAAGTCGTGCTGGAATGGCAGGACGGAGAGGTAACTGTGAACAACGTCCCCGTGCTCTTAGCGCTGGACACGTTCAATAACATCGCGGTCTACAAGAACCATACGAGCGCTAAGGCCCCCAACGTACGCCGAGGGTACTCCGGCGGTGCGGTTGTGAACCGTGACACGGGGGAGTTCCTTGGGATTATCTCAACGGCATCCCCTGTGAAAGACAGCGCTTCGTTTATCCCTGCCAACATTATCTGCGAGAAGATGGAGGCTCTCCTATGATTGCCTCTATCCTAAGTTCACCAGAAGTACTCTGGTCGGCGCTTGTGGCTGGTGTCACCGGCGTTGGGGCCACTGGAGCCAAGGTTTTGCACCTGCATCACAGAGTCGATGCCCTCGAAGAAGAACTAGATGACACCAAAAGTGACGTTAAGGAGGACTTAAAGTACCTCCGAGATCGCATGGACAAGGTGTTTGAGTATCTAATGGAGACTGAGCCTAATGTCTAAAGCCGCCTCTATGGACGTACTGGAGCAATTACACGCTGCGGTCGCCAAGACACTTACAGATGCCCTTACGGGCGCAGAGGAAGTGAGCCCTCAGATGCTCGCACAGGCCATCAAGTTTCTCAAAGAGAACGGTGTTGAGCCTGCAAAGGATGTCGATCACTCGGCCCTCGATGCACTCTCGGAGCAAGTCTCCAAGTTTGTCTCAGG